CCTAAATCTGTTGGTTTTTTATACATATCTGTATTACGATCTCCAAAAGCTCCAGGTATTTTTCCATCTATAATTGCTTGTGATTCTTCCTTTGATGGGTGTTCTCTTTTTCCTTTCTTTATTTTCGCCTGGTTTTCTAATGGTGTTTCACTTGGTTGGTCATGTGTCTTGTCATCATAAACAAGTGCTTCGTTTCTTGCTTCTGGTGCTTTAAGTCCTCCCTCACTGTTATTTGCTTTATCAACATAACAACCATACTTGTCACATTTAATCAACATTCTACCATCACCTAAATCTTCTCCATCTACTACTGCCTTTGCTAACGTATTAAATTCTGTAATTAATGCTAATGGTACTGCTGGGTCTCTGCATACTGCAACCTCATAATGCTCTAGATCCTTTAGACTGTATGCTATAGAGCCATCTTTCATTCTCATTGGCTCTCTGTCAGATTTAGTTGCTCCACCAAATGAAAGTCCCTTATACTCTCCAGATTTAATTTTCTGCCAAATATCATTGTCTAATTCATAATTCTTATGTATCTTACCTGTAATCTGTATTGCTGGATATGTCTCTCCATCCTTGTCTTTGTATTCTACCCTTGCATAGTTAATACCCTTTCCGATTATTCTGTTACTATGTGTATCTGAAATAGGTGCTCCTCTGTCTATCCATACTGGTAAAACTTTCATCAATTCATCTACTATTGTGACCTCTCCCTGCTTATCCTTTACTTGAACAGTGAGATAGCCCTCGAAATACCTCTCGCCACTATTAACTGCTGTCAGTCCTTTTGTGGTTAAGTTTCTGAAAAATACAGCTTCACCCATATAAATCTTGATACATTGATATTAATAAAGATTTAGGGAGTGGTGTTTGTAAAAAATACACACACTACACCTGTCGAGTCTTACTCGGCTTCTTTCTTTGCCTTAGTTACTACGTAATCAGCAGTAAATCCAATCGTCAGACCTACCAATACTATTCCAGCATCGGTTAATCCGTCTACTATTTGGATTTGTGCAAGTGCCAGAGCAGCGAAAGTAGCAATAATCAGTGACCCTGCGAGTCGTCTTATAGAATAAGGCTCTCCTTCAGAATGTAACCATCCTCTTAGCGTGTTCAGACCTGCTCCTACTGCTGATGCAATAGCGACAAGTATTAATGCTTCCATAACACCTCAATTTGTATCTTCTATTTAAGGATTCAACATTAGAGATAATTGGAAGAACCCTATTAATGAGCCTACTATGGCTAGACTTATGCCTATGAATGACTTATACATACCTCTTCTATCAAGCGTGTGTGACTCATGCTCATCTACCTTAACTTCTAATTCTATAATTCTGTCGTTATTTTCGTCTATCTTATCTTCCAAACGTCTTATTTCGTCTATCAGTTCCATGCTTCTTAGCAGTTATGGGGGTTAATATTTTTTCTTGAATCATGGTTAGAATGACCTCTGGTTGTTTTTTTGCCAGTGTGGTAAAAAATGCATCTCCACCAGCACTGCCTACGAATTTTCCACATTTATAGCATAACCATATCTCATGTTGACCATCTCCATATCCATAACGCTTCATTCCACACTCACACCTTAATTTATCCACAAGTTGGAATGGAAGCATTTATTAATAAGGTTTGTGCTGACTTTGTTATGGGTACTTCTATATACGTTTATGAGACAGAAGAAGAGTATCGTAAAATTTATCATAGAATTGACAAGGAAGTGATGCATTCTGCACCAATACTTGATATTTTTATGAAAGAAGATAAAAAACTTTGGGTTGTAACAAAAATTACAAAAAACAAGGAACGACCACAACTTGGAAGAAGTATAGTTCATTTTATTAATGGTACTGTATTTGAGTATTCAGATGGGAAAGAAAGACCAATCTTGAAAAATAGTATTGTATTTGACTCCAAGAAAGGCAGAGTTGAATTTTTTCCAAAAAAACTAAGAGATCCAGAGTTATGGATAAAAGTAGATAGATTTTATGGTATGCCTCCAAACAAAAAGGTGGTTTTGGACCAATCAAAAAGATTTTACGATGTTTCTAGGGATAGAATAAACTTTATTGTGAAGAATAAAGATGGTCTTTAAGGTTGATTTCATACTTGGAGACATAGAAGACCTCTTAAGAATAACAAATAAGAAACTAGAAAACATTGAAAAACTACTAGAATTCATAATGATACCACCAGATTTGGTAAAGTACCATGATTGGAAAGGAGATGTTAATGATATACCTCGTAAGAATATTAATGACGAAGAGAAGTAATCTTTTCTATTCTTGGTTTTAATTTCAAGATTAACTTGGTCACTGGATATGCTACTATTAGATCAACCAACACACTTTGCCATACAAAGTCTGTAAATTGCTCTCCATCCAACTTGATAACAAATAGCATCCAAGGAACTGTAACAGCAAGATAAGCAGTGGCGAACATTGGAGTTATGATGAAATACTCCAAAACACTAGATACAATATCATGAATACTGCAATCACAGTGCATACGTTTTCTAGCCCTTTTCCAGTCCATATACCTAGGGGTATTGCTTAATATTTAAATTATCTTTTATTACCAGAGTTGTTTTCCATTATGAGTTTCCAGTCTTTCCCATGCTTCTTTCTCATACTTATCCAAAATGGGTCACTGCCTATAGGTCCACCCTTTTTATTATATTCTTTAGTTACATTGGCTATTCTTCTATGACATTTACGACAGAACCTTGCATTTATCTGTTCTATGCTAAATTTGTATTTTCCACAAAAGAAACATAAACCATACATCTTCTGGCATATTGTAGCAAGCAGGGGTTCTCTTCCACGCTTTCCTGCACAGTCTGCACATATGTCAGCTATGGTAGCAGAAGCAGCATCTTTTTTAAAGCAGTTTATGCATATAGCTTCCTTATAGTTGGTCACATGGGTATACTCATCCTTTTGGTGTATTTCCCAAAGTTTCTTACCGATATCACTACCGGGATCAACGTTTAATTTTGTACCCATTAGTTCTCAGCCAACCTTACCTTTTTCAAAGCATCCTGTAATATTAAGTAAACATTGTTAGCTGAATAGTCACCCGTTGAAACCTTTCTGCTCATCTTCTTTATGTCATCAATAGTTTCGTCTATCAGAGTATAACTTGCTGTATAAACGGAGCCTGCTCTCTTTATAGTGTCATTGTATGCTTTTGTGTAAACATCTACTTTTTTATCTTTTACTTGCACAGTAGCCTTTACAACCTCCACAACTGGTTTTTTATGCTGGTGATCTATTTTCTTCTTCACTGTCATTATCCCACCTCCTTGTTGACTCTAATTCGCCCTTTACAACTTCTCTTGCATCTCTAACTGTCATAAACGCCTTTGTTCTTAACTCATCAACAGTCTTTGTTTTCTTCCATCCAAAGTCTAATGATGTTTGTAAAATACTTTTAACAACGTCAAAATTATCAGGTGTTATTCCATTTGGGTAACTTTTCTTACTCATTGAAGTTCCCGGACCACTTGAAGGTGATCCTTGACTAGTTCCACCTGGATCAGATGGTCTTCCCCTTTTTGGCTCTCCTTGGAAACTCTGTTTGTTTTCTTTCTTCTGACCCATTGCATTTCCTCTAGTTCTCTTTTTTGGTTCAGTTTTTTCTGGTTCTTCTTGTGCCATCATCAATGGGTTGATTATTGGGTCTTTAGATACCTTAAATTCTCCAGTATGCGTTCTTTTCACTTCAAAGCCCATAGCTTGCATTGCAGCCATATTTTGTATCTCGGTTGACTGTGTTTGTAGTTCTCTTAACTTATCTGTCTCTTCTCCAACCTTTAATCGTAGTTCCCAGTCGTCAACACCTAGCAAATGTGATATTTTATTTAAGAAAGCCTTACGAAGTATGTCTTGACTCCATGTCACTGCTCTGTTTGTAATTGTAACTTGCAAGCCTTCTTGGGACCAACCACTAGGCATTTCACCATAATAAAGTGGTAAAACACCATACATTGCTCCAATTATCTGT